GATAATTTGGCGAAATGTACTGAAAGTACACTGAAATTAGCATCGCCGCCCGTATCATTCTCATCATATGTATCTAATATTTCTCTCCAGTTATCGGCGTTCATTTTTTCAAATTTAGCCTGATCGCCATCTAGAAATTTTGTTAAATTGGCATTTTCTTTGAAATCTCCTGATGTTTCACAATCACCCGTAAAAATCTTTACTATTCTAGCCGGTATTTGTTTACATTCAATTATCTTCATTTTCGCATGATAAAATAATACTATTAATATTGAAATTACGATTGCAAAAGTCAACAATATATTATTGATAGGTTTGATGACTTCATTACTCGATTTATTTAAACTATCAATACGTTCCTGCATTTTCGTTGTTATGTTAGCTTCTGTAACATCTTCAAGGTTTCCGGATTTACTTAATTCTTTCTTTACTTCATCTCTTAGCTGCTGATAATATTCAATCTTATAATTTTCATCCTTCTTTTCTTCATTCTTTGGATCGCCTAATGTAAAATCGGGTGTACTATTCAAGGTGACAAAATTCCATATGACAACCCCAACCAATGCTGCGAAAGCTACCAACCCTAAAATTCTGAACATCGTAAATGTATTAATATCACTTCCCGCAAACACCAAAGATATTCCAGCAATAATCATGTATATAATACCATGAGCAGCATACGTATTATTTAAATGATCTTTACTGTTTTTACCTTTAGCATCATCATCATAAACGTCGAACCCTGGCCATTGTTGGTGTCTTGCGATGAAGAGAATCCCAGATATTATTGTAAGGGCAAATAGAGAAAATTTTGAAAGATAAACATAGCCAGGCTTGGTACCTTCTTCGGGATGAAACCATTTGTAACGGTACATCAAATAGATCACACCTAGAAGTGCGATAACCTGTAATATTAAGCCAATGTTTAAGAATGTACCGGCGACAGAATTTGTTGCAAAACCAACAGTATTCTCTTCGACATTTTCAGTTTCTTTTGTTTTTACTTCGTTGGATTGGACAATGAAACGAATACCAATGATTGAAAAGACCACTCCGGCAATGATTTTAAATATGTTTGGTCCGAATATTCCACCACTGTTTTCTGAACCTTCTTTGCCGTTAGCATCACTTGCTGATGGCCAAAATGCTTTCCACAAAACAGACAATATAATAATACCACCAACTCCCATGAACCCATAACCAATGTATTTCACTGTATCCGATTTTTTAGATGAATCGCCAACTGCAGCACCGATATCGTAGCTCATAAGGCCCAGTAATAGTCCTAGTGCTAATACTATGACAACGCCAATACCAACTCCCCATAAAAGTTTATCAATACCCCATAGGTCACCATTTGTTTTAAAAGGAACCTGAGCTGGTGGTGACGGAATAATCGGATCACCTGTTTCACTTTCACTTGCTTTTTTCCAACCCAAGTACGATATAATATCGCCACTATACAACCATATTGCAAATAGAATACTTGTTAACAACAATATAAATACGTCAAGATGTTTGGTGAAGATTTCCCATGTAAAAAATCCTATCAAAACAATTACTGAAATAATAATTAATGGTAATAAGTCTATTAACTTTGATACGGATGGAGTTGAAACATCCATTTATAATGATAACAACCACTCAGTTATAATTATAAGATATAATAATGCGAATACGACTACGCTAGCCAATAAGTTATAAGAACGACATCGCCGTCTTTTTTCCATGACAATCTCGACATAATGCCACTAAATTATCTACATGGTTAGATCCGCCATGTTCTAAAGCTATCACGTGATCAACTTCAAACCAAGCGGGTAGTTGACGTTGGCAGTCGCCGCATTTCCATCCCTGTTGTGCTGCAACGTATTTTTTCTTGGTTTCACTAACACTGCGTTTGCTAGACCCCTTGCCGGAGTTAAGGACACGTCTCTCCGCGGCACTCATTCCTCCGGGGGTTCCTCCCCCCAACAAAGGCGGTGCGATGGATGGTGCTTTCTTAATTCCTATCGCGCTCATCATCGCGCCGCCAACTGCGCTACTTGTTGCACCACCCATGGCACCGCCATCGTCGGGTGACGGACCCCTTGTCATATCGAAAAACGGTGTTATCATATCCGCCGTTCCCTTACTTATCGGCATATACTTAATAATATCGTTGGCATGATATAACAATTGCCTAGAGTTTTCAGGATTACGGCGCAGGAACATAAAAAGCGACAACCCAATAAATCCAAATGTCGCCATTTTAATCCATTTTTGATTGCTTTGAAATAACTTGATCAATTGCCCATCATAATACGTATTTGCAACTAGAATCGCAGTAATAATGAAGACAATATATTCCGTCTTTATCATTTGTATTATTTGAGTGTGTATTGGTTATATATAGAAGTGATTATTTCGCAGGTATATTACCTGTTATGGTAATAGTATGCTGCATATCCTAGCCCGGCCATCAACAACAAATATACAAGTTTCTCTCGATACTTTAGTTCTTCCATGATTTGAATCGGTTTCGGTCGGTAATGAAGATAATATCTCTCGAGTGCATCATGTAAAGGAAGCTCATCCTTCATCAAAATCACATTATAACGGTTATGCATGAAATGAACCCAACGAATAAATGATTCGCGACTGTCCAAATAAGGTCGAACAGGATACTTATCGATCATTCGATCGAATTCTGCCGACATTTCTGGATCAGGAATAAGCATCGAAAAATTCTGAATGAAGTCATAGTATTTTTTACGCACAATGTCGTTCACATGATCTGGGTAGTTTACGGCCGCTGTCATTAACACGAACCAATAATGCGGCCCCCATATCTTCGCATCAAGTTTTAGCATTGCTTACTATGAAATGACATAAAAACAATAACAGAAATACGATAAGCGAAATGGAAAAAGAGTTTCAAATGGAACAGGATGAAGTAAACCATCCAGTAGTGTATCAATTACAAAGTCACTCAAAAAAAATAAATAACCCTAAATCCGCATTATCTTATTCAGAAATAATACAGTTACGGCAAAATAGACAAAATGGACCTGGTGTGGGGGGTGGTGGTGGTGGCGGCGGCGGCGGTGTAAGTAACATTGGAGGAGTAGGAGACAGTAGTGGCGGAAATGAAGCGAACAAATATTTCTGTAATAACTGTAATCGGAATAATCATGTCTACAATAATTGTCGCGCGCCGATTACGAGTATTGGTGTGATTGCGTTTCGATGTGGTGAAACTGGACCGGAATTTCTAATGATCCGACGTCGCGACTCATTTGGGTTCGTAGATTTCATTCGCGGTAAATATTCATTAAATGATGAAGCGTATATTCAGCGTATCATCGATGAAATGACACTCGCTGAAAAGTCAAACCTAATGCGTCTTACCTTTGAACAGTTGTGGCGGTTGTTGTGGGGAGAGTATACGCGCGGTAGTCAATATAAGAATGAAGAACATGTGTCTTTTGAAAAATATCGCCAAGTACTTGGTGGTATTCGTACGAAGGACGGTCGTGTGAAAACCCTTCAACAATTCATCGATGACTCTACGACACAGTGGACCGAAACAGAATGGGGGTTTCCAAAAGGCAGGCGTAATTACAATGAGAAAGACCTACCGTGTGCACTGAGAGAATGTCTAGAAGAGACTGGTTATGATATCACTGCTGAAAACGTTATCCAAAACATCGCACCATTTGAAGAGATCTTCATGGGGTCGGATATGAAATGTTATAAACAGAAGTATTTTCTCGCGATGGTGGATTTAGATAAGAAACCAAAAAAGGCACACGACATTATGGAGGTGGGTCTCATGAAATGGATGACATTTGATGAATGTAACCGTGCAATACGACCCTATAATTTAGAAAAGATCGGGATTGTTCGTAAAATCAATAACATATTGTCCTGCTATAGAATATTTTGAAATATATCCTTTTTATTTCGTATAGTTATATAAAGGATAACTGATTCAATAATAAAAATGGAAAGTCAGGGTATCGTATTAAATGAAGAACAAGAAAATCGTCCAATGGAGTTAACAGTCGCGTCAGTTGCATCTGCTGCATTAGCAGCTATGCCGGATAATCCTAACTTATTATCAGGCTCAGGCTCAGCAGCGGAAGCGGCAGCGGCAGGAGGAGGAGGTGCAGTAGCTTCACGACGTACGATAAAACCAAGACCCAGAAAAGGCGCTGTCGCCACAGAAGGACCTGTGGCCGTATCAAAAGATACAATTACTCGAATGAAAAAGGACTTGGAAGATGGGCGCAAAAGACTCAAACCAGACGAAATCAATAATCCATTTAGTAAGGAATTCAACAAGTTATTACTGAAAAAAGAATTACTAGAACGAGAGATGACATTGTATGATATCGGAATATTGCCAGGAAGTGATAGCGAAGGCGAAGGCGCAGCCGCAGCCGCAGCCGCGTCTGAAG